TTACTCGCGACTTTCAAACATGCCTTCAATGACTCCTGCAAAGTCCGCAACCTCCCGCTGGCGCTCCACGTAATACTTCACAGTAATGTCCGACGAGCCGTGACCAAGCTGCGCCTGAGCCGCCTCGATACCGACCTGCTTGTCCAGATGGGTCGCTACTGCCTTGCGGAAATCCCGGGGAGTCTTGCCCTCGTAGATGGTCCCGTCGATTGCCTGACGCCACTGTCGCCGAGAGTTGTTGGGCCAGCGGTAGGTGCCGGTGCTAGACGGGAAAACCATAGGGTAGACGGATTCGACACGGCGCTGCGTGAGCATGCCCAGCACGGTAGCCGGCAGCGTCAGTCCGCGGTGGCCTGCCTCGGATTTTGGGTGTGCCTGGCGCTGTAACTTCCCGGTTACGTCGTGCACCACGAGCGTCCCTGTGATCCTGAGCACGCCCGTATCGACTTCAACGTCTTCCCATCGGATCGCGAGCGCCTCACCCTGACGGCATCCGGTAGCCATCAAGAGCATGCTGAGCTCGTGCAGCTCTGACGTGTGGTCTGAATCGTAGGCAACGAACAGCGACCGCATGGCGTGGATATCCGAAATCGCGATCACCCTCACCTCGCGTCTCTTTGGGCTGATCGACATCGTCTCCTTGACAGGATTGCGACTGACCGCGCCTTGGCGCGTAGCTAATGCGAACATCTGAAGTAGAACCGTGCGCGCCGTCCGCGCGGCTGTAGGCGTAACCATGAGCCCTTTGAGGAATCGGTCGAGCCGGGGGATTGTCGCCTCTCTCAAGCGAACCTCACCGATGCCGGGAACGATCTTGCTCCGGATGCTACTGCGGTAGGTCGTGAGTGTTCCCGCTACGGTCTCCTTGATCTTGAGTTCTTCGATCCACTTCCCGGCCAGTTCTTCGATGGTTGATTCGGGGGACAAGAGGTCGCCTCCCGTTTGCTCTGCGATCTTGGCCTTGAGTGCTTTCTCGAGAATGCGTGCGGCCTCAGGCTCGCTGCGGCCGTTCCGCTGCATTCTGCTCCGGCGCCCGGTGGAGTTGCGGTAGTAGGCAGACGCCTGAGCCTGACCGTTTACGGTGCTGCGGGTGATCTTCCCCCACGCATCGAGGTCAAGAGGAGGTCTGGGCATAAGTCACTTCCATCATTGGGTAGACGGTGTCCGCGGTTCCCAATAGGCTCGAACGTATGTTCGGAAAGAGATAGGGGAATGACGTGGCAATGAATGCAAATTCGACATTGATACAGGCGATCGAAGAGGCTCGCCGGAACGGAGTGGCGCTCGAAGTCATCATTGCTCAAGTCGCTGCTTCGCTCGCTCCACAATGATGGTGACATCTAAGTTCAGTGCGCCGGCGATCTCCAAAAAGAATCCGAGCGGCATGGACCGCTCCTTTTTCAAATAGTTGCGCGTGGAGTCGTAGGGCTTGCCGAGTAGCGCGGCAAGCTGTTTCATGCTGATGCCCGATGCTCCGAGCTCGGCATTGATCTGGTCAATGATTGCGGACTGGAGCGCGTCATCTTCTTTGGTCATGAGCACCATCATATGGACTAAACGACCAATTGTCTATATGAAATTGGCCGTTTTTTAGGCTTGCGGTTGGTCATACGACCATATAACCTAGTCATATGACCATTCACAACACCGCGGCAGATGTAGCAGCACGCATCACGAAGGCCCGAAAAGATGCTGACCGAACCGGAATCTGGCTCTCCACGAACTCAGGGATCCCCGAGAAAACCCTGAGCCGCCGGTTCGCCGCTCCAGAACAATTCACGCTGGCAGAACTCAGTGCAATCGCCCGGGTTCTCAACTGCGATTTCGATGAAATTCTAAGCGGCAACACCACGGCACTGGCCATCTGATGTGTACCCTCCCAGCCGACTGGCTCAACGAGCACGACGTCGCAGTGAAGACCGGTATCAACGTTGAAACTCTTCGCGTGTGGCGCAAGACCAAAAAGCACATTCCCTTCTCGAAGATCGGGCGGCTCGTTCGCTACGACGATAAAGCCATTGACGCCTACATGAAGTCGCAAGAAGTGGCCGTGGCAGCATGACCGCCCTCGACATCTTCACCTACAGCGGCCAGCAGGTTAGAACCGTACTCATCGACGGCGAGCCGTGGTTCGTGGCCGGCGACGTGACCGCGATCCTCGGATTCCAGAACGGCCGCGCCGCCATTGCGAGACACACTGAGCCGGCGCAGCGAGGGGTGTCGCGTTTCGCTACATCCTCTGGCGACCAGGATTCCACGATTCTCAGTGATTCGGGCGTCTACCGCCTCATCATGCGCAGCAACACTGACGGGGCGATCGACTTCCAGAGATGGTTGACGGAAGTGGTCCTGCCCGCGATCCGCAAGACCGGCAGCTACTCCACCGCCCCTGCGCTCACCGAAGACCAGATCGTGCAGCAGGCGCTCACCATTCTCGTGGCGAAGACCGCGGCACTTGAATCGAAGGTCGCCGAGCTTGAGCCGGCAGCTACCGCTTGGGACGAACTCGCCTCTGCATCCGGCGACTATGAAGTCGCCGATGCGGCGAAGATCCTGGCGCGTGCTGGCATCGAGACCGGCCGTCAACGTCTATTCACTCAGATGCGCGACCTCGGATGGATTCTGCGCGGCGGTCACGGTAGCTGGAAGGCGTACCAATCGACAGTCGATAGCGGCTACCTCACCGAAAAGCCGGTGAAGCATTTCCATCCCAAGACGGGCGAGGTCGTTCTAGACCCGCCTCAGGTGCGCGTCACCGTCAAGGGGCTTGAGCGATTGCGTGTCCGGTTGGGCGCGCTGATCCTCACCCCTTAACACCCCTTCATTCTTTCCCCTCGCTCTGAGGGGAATCCGCCGGCGTGCCCCAGCGCAATGGTTCGACCGCAGGACCTGCGGATCTCCCTCGGTGGGGGTGCAAACCCAATCCTGTAGACGGACGGCATACCAGATGTCAATGCGCCGGAGCAGATCGAACAGAGAACGGAATCGGGCCGAACTGGCTAGGACCTCATCGCGGTGGATGGGGGGGAACCGTTATTGATCGGGAGCCTGACTGGCCGAGTGCGGTCTGGCTCTGCACAACACGGGGACTGGCCCGCATAACCCAGTCGGCGGCGCGTCCCTTGAGGAGTGTCCCGGGGTGGATCCGGGCGTCGCGCTCACCTAACGAAAACGACCCCCGAGGTTCAGTCGGGGGCCATGACACAGAAACGAGATCCAATGCCCAATCAGACTACCGGATACCGCAAGATTCCCAATCCGCACTGGATGGACGACGACCTCAGCCACCTCCCCAAGTTCGATGGCCGCCGCCCTTCATCCCCGTACCCGCCTGAACCGACGCATGGTTCGCAGATCATCATGAGCGACCGGCGCCAGCGAGTGGCGCGTCGTGCACGGCGCAAGCTGATCATGGAATGGCTGTTCGTCGGCCTCATCCTCGCCCTGCTCGTGGTGGGCGGCCGATTGATTGCGATCTGGTCGTGAACGCCTAATGGCTACCTCTGGCGAGAACGTCACCGTGAGCGTGACGTGGGTCACCTGCATCTGGTGTGGTCGCGAAGGTGCTGCCGATGTCGAGTTTGACGGCCCGAACTCAGTCGGCTTGTGGGACTGCCCGAAGTGCAACAAGCGGAACGTCGAGCTATGACCGTCTCGCGCTGGGTGCAGGTCCTGCTCGTGTTCGGCGTCATCTTCATTTTCATCGGGTGCTGGCTGCTCTGGCCTCTTCCCATCACCTTCCTCGGCTTTGCCTTCATGGCGCCGATGGTCGTACTCGCTTTCATCCAGCTAAGGAATATGCAATGACATCGCAGAAAATCGAAAAGATCACCGTTACCGACTTCATGGGGATCGAGGGAACGATCGAGATGTTCCCCACTGGTTACCTGCAGGTGATCGCCGGACCGAACGGGTCTGGCAAGTCCAGCTTCATGAGCGCCGTCGAGGAATGCTTCGACCCGGCCGGCACGAGGCTGATCCCGAACCCGGTGAACAACAAGGCCAAGCGCGCCCGGGTGGAGATACTGCTTACGGACGGCCGTATTGTCCGCGAATACCCGAAGGACGGACCCGGGACGCTCACGGCATACGCGCTGGACGGCGCCAAGTATCCCAGCGGGAAAGAGTTCGTTGCCGGTATCACTGGCGGCGTGCTGTTCGACCCGGTCGATTTCGTGAAACTCTCCGACAAGGAGCAGCGCCAAACGCTGCTGTCTAAGGTGACGCTGCCCTTCAATCTCGCCGAGATCGAAGCGAAACGCAAAGGGTTCTTCGACGGACGCACCGACAAGACACGCGAGGTGAAGCGCCTGGCTGCGCAGCTCGACGGATGCGCCCCGGCCGATGCGAGCGTGCCGGATGCCGAGGTGTCGGCGGCCTCGCTGTACGAGGAGATGGATGAGATCCGCAAGCACAACGTGGAGGTCGAGCGGCTCGCCGGCGCGCACGCCATCGCGACGAACGCCCGCATTGCGGCAGACCAGGCGGGCCGTGACGCTGCCGCTGCGCTCGACAAGGCACGTGCCGACCACAAAGCCGCCGCAGCTGCCGAGAAGATCGCCGCCGACGCCGCAATCGGGGAGGTCAAGTCACCGGATGCCGTCGCCGCGCAGCTGGCCAGCATCGACGAGACCAATGTGAAGGTGCGCGCACAGCTCACCCGGGCCGCCCTCGCCGCCGAGCTTGACGATCGCAGCGCCGAAGAGGCCGCGCTGACCGCGAGTATCGCCGACATTGACAAGGTGAAGGCTGACGGCCTTGCCGCCGCCGACTTCCCTGCAGGCCTCAGCGTGAGCGACGACGCGATCATGTTCGGCGACGTCACGTTCAAGCAGTTGAACACGGCCCGTCAGGATTCGATTGCTTTCGACCTGGCAACGAGCGGCAACCCGGACTTGAAGATCGTGGTGATGAAGTCGGGCAACGACCTCGATGACGTGAGTCTCGCGGCCGTGCAGAAGCTCGCCAATGAGCGCGGCTACTTCGTGCTCATGGAGCGGTACCGCGGCGACGCCGATGGTGTCGGCTTCCGCATCCAGACGGCAGAGGTGACCGCATGAGTAATCACAAGGCACTGGCCATTGAGGGTATCGAGAAGTCCGACATGGACGTGTCCCGTAATTGGGAGGCCATGACCGGCGAACTGAAATCGGACATGCTCGCCCTCGCTCAAGTCCACGCAACCCTCGCTCTCGCCGAGTCAGCAGACGCGCAAGTCGCTGCAATCAGAGCGCAGACGGAGCAGCTGCGGGTTGCCAACATGATCGCGTGGATCGTCAAGCTGAGCAGCCACCCCACGGACGGCGGCCAGCTTCACCCCGCCGACATAGACGACTTCGACGCCTTGATCGAACCAATCCGCAAGGGGCTGGGCCTGTGATCGTCGGCGCACGAGTCGTATTCACCGACTCATTCGGTGGCAACTCACACGACGGCCAGCGAGGAACGGTGCTCGAAGTCCGGGCGCAATCGGCGACGGTCCGGTTCGATGACGGAGTGGCTGACTGGGTTCGGAAAGACGAACTAGAGGTCGTGCAGTGACCCCCACAGAAGCACCTACTGGCCCCGCTGAGAATGACGTGCAGCGGGGCTTACTCGTCCCGCCATGGCATTCGCGCATTCTCGACGACGGAACGGACCGTGAGCGTTGGCTGGCGGCCCGCGCAAACGCCGTCATCGGTGCGAGTGACGCCGCCGGCTACGTGAAGGCATCATCCATCGAGGCCTACACAGCCGCGAAGTTGAAACCGTCGAGCTTCCACGGAAACGCCTACACCGAGGCGGGCCACGAATGGGAGCCGCGCCTGCTCGCATCTCGTGGCCTGCAGCAGAGCACGGTGCTGATTCATGCGCCCGGCGAAATGGGTTTCGGCGCCACACCCGACGCCATGAAATCCACGCCCGGAGGAATCATCCTCGGCGAGGCGAAGGTCAAGCACAACAAGATCGTGCACGGCCCGACGCCGCGAGAATTTCGACAGGTCGCCTGGCAGATGTTCTGTGCCGATTGGGACCGCGTCCTCTACACGGAGTTCGTGTGGGGCGAGGTCGTCAACGGCGAGCTACGAAACGGTGCGATCGAGCCGAAGCATCTGCGCATCTTCCCGAAGGACGTCGAGCACCTGCTGCAACCGATGATCGACATCGCAACCCCCGTGCTGGCGCGAGTTCGCGCCGCACTCAAATTCGCAAAGAAGCTTGAACTATGAGTACAGACGTGACCGTCTACAGAAACGAATCGCTCGAGGCTCGCATGGGCTACGCCCGCACGATGGCCAGCGCGGGCGACCTCATCCCCAAGGGCCTCTGGTCCAGCCCTGGCGGCGGTGTCCTCCCGGCGCCCTCACCCGGCAAAGTATTGCTCGTCATGGAGACGGGTGCGATGCTCGGCATTCACCCGGTGGCCGCACTGTCGGGCGTGAACATCATCGAAGGCAAACCGTCGATCAGCCCGGCGCTGATGTCAGCGCTCGTGCGTGGCGCCGGCCACACGCTGCGCGTCGTGACTGACGGAACGGTGGAGGGTGGTGACTTCACGGCCACCGCAACGCTCACCCGCTCCGACGACCTTGAGTTCACCTACAAGTCGACGTGGACCCCTCATCGGGCGATGCGCGCGGAGCTCTGCACGTACACGAAGGTCGGCGGCGTGTGGAAGGTATCAGCTACCGGGAAGGGCGGCGGCGTGAAGCCGTGGCAGGCCTATACCGAGAACATGTGCAAGTGGCGCGCTGTCGGCGAAGTGTGCGGCGAGGGCGCACAGGACGTGATCATGGGCATGCACACCCCTGATGAGATCGGCGGGCTCGTCACCGACGCCGGCGAAATGATCTCAACGGCCGACACTAAATCCGAACCTACAGAGGACTGGCTCGCGCTCATCGAGGCGACGGACGATAAGTACGACCTCTCAGTGCTGAGCCAGCGCATCCAAGGGTTCGAGGCTAAGGACGGCACACGAGTGCGCGACTCCGAGATGACTGAGGCGCTCCGCACGGCCATCATGACGCATGCCTCGACGCTCACGAAGGACTCGCGGGACATTCCCCCGCCGGCGGCCGAGTCAGCCGTCGTGCCCGAGCCGGATGAGAACGTCGTCGACGCGGAGGTCGTGCTCGACGACGAACCTGCCGAAGCACCTGCAGTCCCGGAACCCGAGCCCGAGGACGAAGAGTCCGAGCTGGCCAAGTACGAGCGCGAGAGCGCAGAGGAGTACGCCGCAGAGCAAGCCGTGACCGGTGCTTAGCGCGCAGCTACGACTCAACGAACACCTTGCTAAATGGGACGCAGAGATTCGTCGGTTCGACGCGGCCGTGCACGACTACGGCAAGTCAAAAGCTGGCTATGAGCACCGCGTCGCAATCGTGAAGATCACGGCAAAGAACTCTGTGGAGAAGGTCGCCGTGGCATGGCTCGACACTCTCGCAGATGCCGACGCGGAGGCGAACACCCTGCACCTGGAATATCGGGGATCAGAGGCCACTGTCGAGGCGATCAAGGCGCGGTTGCGTTGGTGCCAGGCGGTCGCTGATGCGCTCCGCTCTGAGGTGTCCACCGAACGCGCCGAGGCTCAGATTTACTCGCAGGACAGGAGCACCCCATGATCACCCACGGCCACCCCGCTGGCCACCAGGCAGGCTGTCGCGGCTCCGAATGCCCCAACTGGCACACGGACCTCATGACCTGCACCGAAGCTCACACGCGCTATCAAGGCGATTACACCTACCGGCTAGCAGTGGACGCAGGTACGGCGACGGCGGATAAGGAAACGTATCCGAAACCGGTTGCGCACATCGTCCTGGAGACGCCGGCTGCGGCGAAGAAACGGGCGACTCGAATCGTGACCGTCAAGGCTCACGCCGCCAAAGGGGGCAAGACCGGCCCTGTAGCTGCGCCGCGATTTCACGGCACGAAACGCATGGCGGATTACGGCTGCTCGGAAAACTGCCCGAACGAGGGCATGGAAGGCGGCACGTGTCGAGAGGCGCGCAGTCGCTATGAGAAGGAGCGCTACGCCGCCCGGAAAGCGGCAGGGACACTCTCGGCTCGCACCGTACCTGAGAATCCGAAATGGGTTCACGGCACAGCAGTGGGGGCCGATCGAGGCTGCACGGACAACTGTCCCGAATCACCGTCGTGCCTCGAAGTTCGGCGTGCATATCAGAACCGACGCAACGCAGAAAGGAACGCCGCATGATCGGAACTACCGGCGTCGAAGGCGGGTTCGTCCCGTTTGACGTGACCATGAAATTCGATTGGACGAGCCCGCCGCTGTCGATGAATGACAGCGTTGATCGATTCACGAAACGCAAGCGGATCAAGGACATTCGGTTGGCCGGCAAAATGGCCGCGACCGGGAAACGCATCCCCGATCTTGGCAAGTGCAGAGCGACGCTGACATGGTTCGTGACCGACCGAATACGGCGCGACGGTATCAACACGTGCGCGACCTTCAAGCCGTTATGTGACGGGCTGGTTGACGCTGGCGTTGTTCGCGACGACACCGCCGAATTCATGGACACACCAATGCCGACGATCGTCTGGCTCGATAAGAAGGCCGGGCACGTCGCGCACATGACGCTGCGAGTGGAGCGGATCGAATGATCCTCCCGAAGGTCCCGCGCCCCTCGAAGGCTGACGAGACAACGGCGTACGAGCTCGCCACGCTGCGAGATAACGCGACGTGCCAGATGTGCAAGAAGCCCGGCGAGGTCCAGCGGGATCACAGGCAGAACCGGCAGGGCGGCAACACGGTCGTGGAAAATCTGCAATGCCTGTGCCCGAGCTGCCACCTCTACAAGGGCGAGCATCCGCGCTGGGCTATCGATATGGGTTGGGCGGTTCCTCGATGGGCTGACCCGCTCGTATTCCCCGCTCGGCGCAGCGTTCACGGCGTCTTTGAGTGGGTCCAATACGACAACATCGGCGGGTGGAAAGTCATCACCGACGAGCAAGCGAAAGCGGCCAGGAGCGGAGACGAAAATCCACACATTTTTCTCTCAGAAATGAAAAAGGAGGCAAAAAACGATGTCGCTTCCGTGGTTTAGAGCGGACACAAATTTACCCACGCACGACAAAATTCTGAAACTCGTTGGAGTGTCACCGAAGGGCAAAGGTGCAGCGTTCGTTTACGTCTGCTCCATGGCCTACTCGGCAGGGCATGAGACCTCAGGATTCATCGCCAGAGCTGCTCTGCCATTCGTTCATGGGACTACCGCAGATGCCCGTCTTTTAGCGGAAGTGAGGCTGTGGGAAGTGGTCGAGGGTGGCTGGCAAATTCACAACTGGGGCACCCGAAATCTCGTCGGTGCGGAGTCTCAAGTGCTGCACGATATGGCGGTATCCAAGGGGAAAAAAGGAGCTGAAAAGCGATGGTCAGGAGACGGGTAAACACGCCGGGGCTATGGATTAGCTACATAGCTAAATCGGGTTTGGCTATGGCCCAGCTAATAGCACGTACGAACGGACGTACTTACGAACGGGCCAACCACCTACTTAATATCGGTTTCTGTTACGTAACGCGCACGAGAAAAGTGGGAATTTCTTCTCTCGATTGTGAAGCGGTGATGCCGAATGTTTGAGTCCGATCTGGACTTTGCCGCGTTCATGGCGACTCGCAACGTCGCGAAGGTTCGCAAAGAACGCTTCACGGAACGGATCGAGGTGTCCCTGGCTCGCGAGTACGACCACGACACACAGAAAAACCTGCTGCTCATCCGGGCGCAGGCGAAAGTAAGCATGGGAAAGAGCACGACATGAGCACGTCAAACGACAAGCCGAAGAGTTACGCCGACACGATCGCGCCCGCCCCGCACTGGGGAGACGACGGCATCACGGCGGATCAAGTCATCCGGTCTGCGCTGGTATCGTCACAGCATCAGCTCGAATGGATGCACGAGTCGATGCACGTCGACATGAAACTCGAACGCGGGACCGACGCCTACAAAGCGGCGGTCGCGAAGACGATGATCCACACGATGAACTTCATTACCCAGTCAATCGTCGCCGACCTGTTCAGCACGATCCAGCGGGTGGCCCCGGATGAGGCAGACGCCATCGCGTCCAACTTTGTGGATCACTCTGAATCGGGCGACTACTACCCGGAAGTGATCTGGGACTGGATGACCGCTCGTGGCATCGACCCCGAGCAAATCCGCACTGAAACCGCCGAAGAGATTGCGGCGAGCAAGACCACCGAACCCAACACGGCTGAGGCCGTAGAAACGAGTAACTAACCATGGCTGGCGAAATTCAAATCAGTGTCGTGGGCAACCTCACGGCAGATCCTGAGCTCAGGTACACCCAGAACGGCCTGGCGGTCGTGAACTTCACCATTGCGAGCACCCCGAAGGTCTTTGATAAGCAGACCAACGCGATGAAGGACGGCGACCCGGTATTCATGCGAGCGAGTGCCTGGCGCGAATTTGCTGAGCACATCGCGGGCAGCCTCACGAAGGGCAGTCGAGTGATCGCTTCGGGCGCGCTCAAACAGCGCCAGTACGAAACGAAAGAGGGCGAGAAGCGCTCGAGCATGGAACTGCAGATCGAAGCCATCGGCCCGGATCTGCGCTATGCGACTGCTGCCGTGACCCGCGCTCAGTTCGGTAACCGTGCTCCCACATCGAGCGGGGCGGGAAATGACGAGCCCTGGGCGCCGACCGCGCCAACGAACGCACCGGCCACCGGTGGCGATGTCTGGAATTCCCCGGGCAACTTCAGCGACGAGACACCATTTTGACCAGCCGCCCATCCACCACCACGCAGACGAAAGGGACACCATGAGGGCTAAACGATGATCGACGCTCCGCGACCACCGTTCCCGTATTTCGGAGGCAAGCAACGCATTGCTGAGAAGATCGTCGCGCTGTTCCCGGAGCATGGGCACTATATCGAACCGTATTGCGGCGGGCTGTCCGTGCTCATGGCCAAGCCCGCCTCAATGTTGGAAACGGTTAACGACATCGACGGCGACATAATGACGTTCTGGCGGGTGTTGCGGGATCGACCCGAAGAGATGGAGCGTGCGTGCGCGCTCACTCCGCACTCGCGTGCTGAGTCGTTACTGTCGAAGGATCGTGAAGGCTTGGACGACATTGAACGGGCCCGCCGCGTCTGGGTGGCGCTCACTCAGCGCCGTGGCGGTCAACTCATGCCAACGGGGTTCCGCTACAACATCGACCCGAAAGGTACCTCGATGTCGTTGGTCAAGTACCTCGACGGCTACGTGAAGCGGATCGCACCAGCCGTGCAGCGACTCCGAAACGTGACGCTCGAGAGTCGCCCCGCGCTGGATGTCATCGAGGCTTACGGCAAATTCGCGGGTGCTCTGCTCTACGTCGACCCACCCTATCCCGCGGCAGTTCGCGGCACCGCAAACTGCTACCGCCACGAGATGAAAAAGGAAACCGAGCATCGCGACATGGCCGACGCGCTCAAGGCGTGCAGCGCGGCCGTGATCCTGTCGGGCTACCCCTCACCGCTGTACGACGAGCTTTTCCCGGACTGGTGCCAGGTGAAGATTTCCGCGTACACCGGGCAAGGCAACACGAACGCGGAGGATTCGGCCAGAACAGAAGTGCTCTGGTCGAACCGGGAGCTAAAAGATCCTTCACTGGATATGCAGCAGGCTTTCGATTTCGCTGTGCAGTAGTCCGCACCTTCCGCACCACCTAGGCACCCACCAATCGGTAGGGGCCATTTTTTATGCCCAGGAAAGGCGAAAAATGACGCAGCTCGCATTGGATTTCAGCGGTTTCAAGAGTCCCGGGGCGACTTATAGCCCTGGGATGAACAGAGACCAGACGCTTGCTACTGCGCCCGCCAGTAGGCCAAGACCGACCAGCCGAATATCCCAAAGGACGGCAGTGCGATTCTCCCGCGGCCTCACTGTGATGTCCGACCAGACCTTGTCGTGGTCGGCAATTGTTCCGACCGGTGACCCCCGATCTTCCACTAGGAGGAGTGTTTTCGCGAGCGCGCGGTTCGAGCGACACAGCAACCGAGCGAACGCCAGAACAGGCAGCACGGCAGCGACAACGAAAAGCAAGCTCAATATCGATCGAATAACCATGCTCCGCACTCTATCGGCGCAGGTGTGACCGGCCCGACCTGGCCGGCTATCGCAGCCGCCAGCGATTCACTCCGCACCGTGGGCGGTGTCTACGACTACGTAGCCGCCGCTCTTGAGTACGAGCACCGGGGCTTAACCCCCACAACGAAAGAGACGAAATGACCGACCAAGAGAACCGTGACACCTACTACGAGGCATATCGCCAACCGGGCCAGAATCTGCGATCCGCGCACGATGCCGGACTAGCTGCTGTAGTGGCGGCTGCGAAAGCGAAGGCGCTGGGCGATTTGACCGAAGAGTTCAGCGTCGACCACGAGCCGATGCCCGGTCTGAAATATGTGACGACGAACATCATGCTGGCCGAAACGATGGTGGCAGGAAAGCCCGGTGCGAAGCTGCTGAGGCGCATGGCCCCAGCATGGCTCGACTTGCGGGCAGAGATGAAGCGGGGCAAGTCGTGAGCCTCGTACTCGTGAAGCACCGACTGCCGCCTACATGGGATGGGCAGCGCGTCCAGTGGGAAAAATTCGAATCATCGGGCGGTATGTTCATCTGCCCGCCGCCGCCGCCCGACCCATGCGAGTGTGGCAGCGTCAGAGCCCCGTTGCTTGCTTCCGGTGCCCGCGAGCCCCTGCCTGGCGAGATGACCGCATCCACGAAGCGAGTGATGGGCCGACCACTGTTGAGTGGGGTGTGCGACGAGATGAGGATACGGCCCAGCATTCACGAGAGGCGGCTGAGCGGACCATTGCTATTCAGCGCAAGCGCAAGATGAAAACCGTCTTGATCAAGCGCAATGTAGGCCCGTGGGAAGTGGTGCAGTCATGAGCGCCGCACGTCGCAGACGCTCGATGGACCTCACGCGGCTACTCGCTGAGATGCGGAGGGCGCAGTGAGTGAAGTCAGGGCGCGCGTCTGGTCGACAGGGGAGGGCAAACGGCGCACATGGCACTACAAGGTGATGCGCGCCGATGGAAAGACGGTGCTCTACGACAACACCGGAGCATTCGCCCCGATCATTCAGGACGCGCTCATTCGAGTGGAGGTCCTGCGCCACATGGTAATTGCTGGACACGAACTCAAGGAGTACCGAGGATGACCGAACCGAAAACCTTCAACGCCCTAATCAGCGAGCTCACCCAGGATCACCCGGTGATGGTGGACCGTGACGCCGGCCAGTCAGTGTGCATGGTGCCCGGACTGCTCGAGCAACTGCGTGCGGCGATCTTTGCCGGTGGTGAAGGTGGCGGCGCGATCGGTGGCGGGCCGAAGTTGCCAATGGATGCTGCTGCGGTGGATCTGCTCGAAGAAATCACGGAGCAGGCAACCGCCGTCCTCGCTGCCAGAACGCACACACCGACCCCGTACGGCACCGCTGAGCATTACGTGAGGCTGTGGGCCGGGCAGACCGATGACCTGACCGCCTACGTGCTCGAGGTGAAGGCGACGAACCTTGACCGGGTGCCGCCTGTCTACCTCGAGCGCCGCGAATACTCAGCCGTGCAACTCGCCGCCGAATGGGTGCGGCGCATCGAGGACTTCTTCAACCCGCCGAAGTCGCGGCCCATCCCGAACCGTTGCCCGGAATGCGAGACCCGCTATGTGCTGCGCATGGTCGACGGTGAAGAACGGCGATCGGCCGCGCTGAATATCACCATCGACCGGGCGACAGGTAAGCCAATCGGGGCGAAATGTTCGGAGTGTAAAACGGTCTGGCAGCCCGATGAGTTCCTGCGTTTGGCGGCGATCCTGGGGTATCCGCCGATGGACGACATGCCGGAAACTACATGGTTGTAATTCACCCTGAAACCGTGTGATAATTGAGTGCTGGCCGGAGGCATCAAAACCGCCCGCCTCAACTCTTCGAGAAAGGGCCAACACTTCCCCCGGTGTTGGCCCTTTTCGTCGTTAACTTTCGGTCGCACCCCGACACAAACAGGCCCAGTCATAGGCATTTTCGGCGAGTCGCGACCGAATCATCTTGCCAGCGGTTGCGCCGCTCGATCACCCCGAGGCTCAGGGGCGGCAAGAGAGCGAGTCACAGCGCAGAGCGGGGCCGGCCGGTATATCCACCGGCCCCGCGAACGCACCCCCATCTAGCGTGGCCTCCGACGGCACGCGGCCCTTCACCGGTGCACTCGGTGCTGGGTGTCAACTGGCGCGAAGACCCGGCAGGGTTGCCAGTCACCGCCGACCAACTTCTACGAGGGGTGGCTATGAGTGCACAGACGAAGCGCGACCTTGAGGCAGCAATCGCCGCCCACCACCGATCTGAGACCGAAGGCAACGACCTGCGTGAGAATGCCGTGGTCATTGACTGGGTAGTCGGCTACACAATCTCCAACATCGTCGACGGCACGGTCGGATACACCAACGGCTATGACTCGTGCGACACGAACCCCAACGCTCAGGTACACCTCGCGCAGTGGACATCCAACCAGATCGCCGATCTGCTCGACCCTGACGATGAAGACTGATCCGCGCCAATGCCCGACCTGCCTACGCCGCTATCCAGTGATCAGCCTCGCCACATACTGCTCACACCGGCCAGAACCGCAATTGTGAACGCCGCTGCTGACGCCGAGCTTGAGGAAGCGTACGCCGCGCAGGATGACGGCGGGTGGGTCGTAAAAGAGCATTGACACAGATAACCCAGCACCACCCGAAGCCCTTGCCGTTGTAGTGAGGGGTTCCCTACGTTAGGACTCTCCCATGGCCCGCATTCAGATTCTCGAGTTGCCGAGTACCGAAATCTCGCCCGGCGTCTACAACTCGCCGTTCTCGATCATCATCGACCATCTCGATTCTGAAGAGATGTGCACGTCCACCGGCGTAGTGTTCCGCACAGTCACCAGCGGTCCGACTCAGGCGCAGGCCGACCAGATCGCCCGAGACATGGGCGCCGTTTCTGCGATCCTCTCCGCTGGCACGCTGGACCTCGCCTAATGACCGTGATCGGTACCGCACACGTCAAGATCATCCCCGAGATCGACCCCGCTGACCTGGACGCCGCAATAGTCGAAGCAATCGCCGTCCGAGTGGCCGAGATCCTCGCTCACCCGTACAGCTTTCCGGTGACCCTCATGGCAGGGCAGGCGGCAGAGTGAACCCGTGACACATCCTCGGCAATCTCGCCGCATGGTCCCTGATCGTCGTGCTCGTGCTGCTCATGTCACTGATCGCGGTCTCCGTCATCGTCACAGCATGGAAGGCGTTGGCGCGCAAACAAAAACCTGGCAACCACCCCGTGTTCAGCGGAAAACGCGACGACCGGTAGCCCACCCGCAGAAGTAATCCCCAGGAGGGGTGATGGAACGACTGGAGGGGTGGACATGGCGACCATTCTCCATAACGGAAACGGGCACCGCCGTAGAGAGCTCGTCAAGAGAGTCAAGGCCGAAGAAAGTTCATGTGCCCTCTGCGGTCAGCCCGTAGATAAAACCCTCACGATGACCCCCGGAGGTCACAGCAAACGATGCCCCGGAGCCCCATGCATCGGATGCCAACCTCACCCCATGCGCGGCGAAGTAGACGAAGACCTCCCACGTTCACGAGGTGGCTCGCCATATGAGAGAGCCAACTGCCACCTTCTCCACCGGGAATGCAACCAGTGGAAGTCCAAGATGACGCTCTCTGAAGCACGCAATAAACTCAACGGGCAGTCAGTCAAGGCACCACCCAAACAAGGGGTCAGCGCCTCACCAATCTGGTGAAGCCACAGGATGCGACCTAACGCCCTCACATGTTCAAAGCGGCAACGCAATCGACCGCGAGGTAGGGGGTACATACCCCTCCCCACCCCCTGCCACGGCCCACCCTCGGCATAGGTCCAATCTCTCCCCGACATTTTTTCCACAAGGAGGTGCCCAATGGCTGCTCCCAAGTTGAGGGCTGTCGGTAAGGATGAGAAGGCGTCGAAGCCTCGTACGTTGACGGTTGATGCTGCGGCGACCGACGGTTCCGAGCTCGAACTAATGATGGCAATGCGTGACCGTGTGGCTACCGCGGTTGCTGACCCGAATTGTCCAGCACGTGATCTTGCCGCGTTGACACGGCGCTTGCGGGAGATCGTCAAGGACATTGAGGCGCTGCTTGCGCGCGAGCGTGAGGAGATTGCTGATGCCGCAGATTCGCCTGACGAAGCCTGGGACGCGGAAGCTATCTGAAGTCACCAAGCACTTGGTTATTCCCTCGGGAATTGTCTCGACTGGGTATCCGGCTGTTGCCGCTCAGTGTCGAAAGATGGGCGTCGTTCACGATGACTGGCAGCAGGGACTCGGCAAGGCGATCTTAGCCAAAAGGGATACGGGTCTTTACGCTGCAGGCATCGGTGGTGTCATCCTTTCGACCTGCCGTCAAGTCGGTAAGACGTTTACCTTCGGCACCCTAATTTTTGCCCTGTGCATCCTCACTCAAAAAACCACCGTCCTCTGGACAGCGCACCATTCCAAGACGAGCGATGAGACGTTCGAGGCCCTCGCAGGCATGACGATGCGGTCTCAGATTGCCCCGTATGTGAAGAAGGTGATGACGGGGAACGGTAAACAGTCGATCCACTTCACAAACGGTTCGCGGATTCTGTTTGGAGCTCGCGAGCATGGTTTCGGGCGCGGTATCCCTGGCGTGACCATAGTCGTATTTGATGAGGGTCAGATTCTCAAACAGTCCGCGTTGAATGACATGGTTCCCGCGGCCAACACGGTCAAGAACCCGCTGATTCTTTATATGGGGACACCGCCTGACCCGAAGGATCCAAGCGAGGTGTTCAAGGGCCGGCGGCGGAAGATGCTCGCGATCGAGAAGGCCCGCGCTGCCGGCGAGGCCGCTAGTTCCGACACCCTATATGTGGAGATCGGCGCTGACGCTGATGCGGATCTTGACGACCGTAAACAGTGGGCGAAAGGAAACCCATCGTTTCCGCTGCGCACCCCTGCCGAGTCGATCATGCGTTTGCGGGAGCAGCTCGGCGACGACTCATCGTTTCGACGCGAGGGTATGGGTATTTGGGACGACGATCAAGAGGGGTCGCGTGCGATCTCTCCGGTCGAATGGTCGTCTACTGGTGTTGAGGTTGCGCTGACTGAGGGTGTCCGTTCGTTTGCGGTGGCGTTCTCGTTCGACGGCACCCGACTGGCTTTGTCGGGTGGCTTGAAGCACGACGACGGTATTCATGTGGAGTTGATTGATGCTGCTGATGGTGATATCGCTTCCGGTCTGTCGGCGCTCGCTGATTGGTTGGCTGATCGGTGGCGAAACGTTGCGGTCATTGTTCTTTCTGGTGCTGCTGGTGCTCCTGTTCTGGCTCAACTGCTGAAGGATCGCAAGGTGCCTGATGTGGTGGTGAAGATCGTGACCACCCCGGAGTATACGCAGTCGTGTTCGATGACTCTGGATGCGGTGCGTGAGTCGGCGGCCGCGGTGAAGCGCGATGAGCGTGCGCAGTTCACACATTTGGCTCTCGAAGGGCAATCCCAGCTAGACGAATCAGTAAGCGTTTCCGACAAGAAGAACCGTGGTATGTCCGGTGCGTGGGCGTGGTCCGCAACAACCCCTGACGGCGATGAGACACCGATTGAATCCATGAGTTTGGCCTATTGGGCAGCGAAGACAACGAAACGGAAGCCGCGAGGCGATCGTGAACGGAAGGCGGTTTTCTTATGAGCAGCATTCCGGTGATGGCGGGCGTCTCGATGCCAAACGTGAAGCTTGACGGTTCTGACCATGATCTGTTCGTGGACCTGTTTACGACATGGCAGCAGAAGCGCCGTCGTAATCTGATGCGCACTGTCTATGACGATGGCAAGGCGGCGCTGAAAGATTTCGGCATCGCTGTTCCCCCACAGATGCAGAGGGCGTTTACACCGTTGCAGTGGATTTCGCGCGGTGTGAATGCGCTGACGGGTCGCTCCCAGTTTGAGGGCTTTGTGTCCTCGAGCGGCGCTGATGATCCTTTTGGTTTGGCGCAGGTTTTGGACGAGAACGATTTTGTTTCTGAGTTTCAGATGGCGAAGCGCTCGTCTGCGGTGCATGCGTGTTCGTTTCTCACGGTGTCGTCGGGTGATGTGCAGGCGGGGGAGCCGGATGTGCTGATTTTGCCGCGTGCGGCGGATGCATCTGGTGCCACGTGGGACAAGCGTCGGCGTGTTCTTGGTGGGTTCTTGTCGGTCATCGATATGGATCATCAGGGGCCGTCCGAGATGGTGATGTACACGTGGGAGCGTGTCTATCTGATGGTGAAGTCTTCATCGGGGTGGCGCACAACTTTTGTTGAGCACAGCTTGGGTGAGGTGCCGGTTGCTCGGCTCCCACATGCTCCTGATTTGTCGCGCCCGTTTGGTCATTCGCGTATCTCCCGCACTGCGATGGGGATGACGGATGCGGCGGTGCGTACAATTCTCCGGTCGGAAGTGTCGGCAGAGTTTTATGCGGCAGACAAGTATTGGTTGTTCGGTGCGGATGTAACCAAGTTCGTCGGTGATGACAAGTGGTCGGCTGTGATGGGGCGGATGAACGCCATCGACCAAGAGGTCGGTGAAGAGATCAAGGTCCAACGGTTCTCTGGTGCGTCGCCTCAGCCGCATATTGATCAGTTGCGGATGCTCGCATCACAGTTCGCGGATGATCAGGATCTCGACGTGAAGTGGGCTGATGCATCAAACCCGTCGAGTGCGGATGCGATCTATGCGGCCAAGGAGGACCTCATCATGAAGACGCGGGATCAGAACCGTGTGTGGGGTCGCGGCGGGGTGAAGGCGATGCAGTTGGCCGTCCGCCTGCGTGATGGTCTGGACACGGTTCCTGATGAGTTGCGGTCGCTGTCGGGACAGTTCACTGACCCGGCCATTGTGTCACCGTCGGCTAGGTCGAATGCGTTCGTGCAGCTCGCCTCGAGCATCACTGGATTTGGTGAGTCCGAGGTGGGGCTTGAATTTGCGGGACTCACACGAGAGCAGATCGTCAGGTTCCAGGCTGAGAAGCGGCGCTCCGGTGTGACTTCACTTGTGGAGTCACTGCGTGGTGCTGCGGGGCAGACTGATCCTGCTGTTGCTGTGGTGGCTGGTCAGCGTGGCGACGGCGAGTGAAGTCGCCGACTACCGTTCGGTGCTCGATGATCTGTCCACGCTCGCGATCAACGACCTGAATAATGCGTTGACATCGCTGCGAGGGTCGTCGCCGGTGGTGGTACGGAACACGCTGATTGCGGCGTTTCCTGAACTGATCGGGCCGTATGTTGTGGCGTCAGGTGAGTTGACGGCGACCTGGTATGAAGATTTGCGACGGGCCGCGTTGGGCGGCACCATGTATGCGACTGCGGCGACGGACCTTATTCCAGCGCAGGTGAACGCGTTGGTGCGTTGGGGTGTGCGCCCTCTGTTCGGGCGGTCGGACGCGACGACACTCTCACTCATCGGTGGCGGCGTCCAGCGCATGATCGCCGGGGCGGGCCGGACCACGATCGACGTGAATGCCCGGAGGGACGTTGCTACGACGTCGTGGTCGCGCGTGGCGCGTCCGGGTGCGTGTGACTTTTGTACCGACCTGGCGGGGCGTGGCGCCGTGTACCGGTCGGAAGAAGCCGCCGGGATGGTCGTCGGGTCCGGTTCTGACCGTAGTGGTTTCGATGCGGACGGCAACCGGCTTTCGGGCGGCATCGGCGGGGGTGCGCACGCTAGGGGCCGTCAGGCGCTTGCGTCGGAATTCCACGATTTTTGCAGGTGCGTCACTAAGCCGACCTTCTATTCGATCGAATCTCGTCCCCTTGTTGTTCGCGGGTTCGAGCGCATGGAACGCGTTCTAGTTCCCATCGCCGCTTAGTCGGCATCTGAGTTTCCGCGTTCTCTCGCGGTTCGGTACGAGCCCGTTGCTCGGTCATGCCCACACGGGGCCTAAACGGAAAAGGAGGCACCACGGTGTCTACAGAAACAACCGCAACAGCGGGAGAGCAGAACGACGAGCAGAGCCAGGAAACCAAGTCGGAATTTGAAGCGATAACGTCTCAGGAAGATTTCGACAAGGCCATCCAAACCCGTATTGCTCGGGAGCGCGCAAAGTTCGCGGACTACGACGACGTGAAGGCGAAAGCCGACAAGCTCACGGTAATCGAGGACGAGAACAAGACGGAAGCGCAGAAGCAGTCAGATCGGCTAGCGGAGATCGAGCGTGAGAACGCCGAACTCAAGTCGGGCAAGCTGCGCGCCGATGTTGCCGAAGCCAAGTCAGACCCCACCAAGGGGATCGTCATTCCAGCGTCGATGCTCACGGGCACCACAAAGGAAGAGCTTGAGGCATCGGCTGACGCGCTCATCAAGTTCAAGGGAAAGCAGCAGGCACCCCGTCTGCACATCCCAAATGAAGGAAATTCACCAACCAATACGAGTAACCCCTCGGACGATTTCGCGGAGTTCCTCAACACCCAACTCGGGCAACAGTCCGCATAACCAAGGAGCATCATGGCTACCACTCTTTCCAACGTCCCGGCAGGGCTTCTGCCGACAACGATCGCCGCACCTATCTTCGACAAGGCGCGGGAACTTTCCGGCGTGCAGCAGCTTGCAAGGCGTGTTCCGCTGGCGCTTTCTGCAAACACGTCCGTCCCCGTCTCGATGGACATTCCGGCCGCTGGCTGGGTGTCTGAGGGCGGTGTGAAACCGACCGGTGCCGCATCTGTCGGCATCAAGCAGATGCAGGGCAAGAAGGTTGCCCTCCTTGTGCCGGTGTCGGAGGAGATCGCACGCACCAACCCGGCGGGTCTGTATGACCAGTTGCAGCAGGATCTTCCTATTGCGATCGCGCGTTCATTCGACTACGCGGCCATTCATGGCCTCGACCTGCGTACTGGTGGCGCTGGTCCGTTCGCGGACTACCTCAAGAAGGGCGCAACGTCGATCGAGCTCGGCACCGCCGCTGCCTCGGCTGGTGGAATGTACGCCGACTTGGTGAATGGCGAGAAGGCCGTCACCGATGCTGGATTTGACTTCACCGGGTTCGCTGCGGACCCGCGACTGAAGCCGGTACTGAAGCTGAACGTGGACACGACCGGACGCCCCCTGTGGGTGGACAGCCCTGCGGACGGCCTCACGGGCGCAAGCTTGATCGGATACCCGGCCACCTATAACCGTGGCGTGTCTGGCGTGTACCGCAACAGCGGCAACCGCGTCCAGGTCGCAACGATCACCGGGTCCCCCACGGGTGGCACGTTCACCCTCTCGGGCAACGGTGCGACCACAACCGCGATCGCGTACAACGCGACTGGCGCAACCGTGCAGACGGCACTTCGTCTGCTCGGTGGTTCGTTCGCTCAGGTGACCGTTGCGGGTTCCGCAGGTGGTCCGTACACGATCACCCTCAGTGCTGGTGCCGCAGCGCCCGCGCCGCTGACCGCGGCTGGTGCGCTTACCGGTGGCACCTCGCCGGCAATCGCCGTCACACAATCCGCACCGACCGACACGAACCTTCGTGCGATCGGTGGCGACTGGTCTCAGGCGGCATGGGGTTCGGGCATGGACATCACCATCAAGGTATCCGACTCGGCGTCGTATGTCGATGAGGCTGGTGTCACACACTCGGCGTTCCAGGAGAACCTCGTTCTTCTGCTAGTTGAGGCGCACTACGGCTTTGTGAAGTCGGACGCATCAGCAGCATGGGTGGCTTACACCGACGCAAGCTGACCGTCGAGGGGCGACATCTTCGGGTGCCGCCCCTCACCCTGACCTATCTACACGAAGGAGACATCATGACCTCATGGACTAACCCCGATGATGTGACTGGCGCGTGGATTGGTGAAGGCGCACCGACTGACGAGACGAAGATCCAGTCTTGGGTGAACCGCGCCGAACGCGAGATCAAATACCGGGTGCCGGACATCCAAGCTCGTATCGACACTGAGGCCGCCGAGACGGTGCCACGTACCGATCTGCTAGAGACAGCTAAGGATGTTGTGGCGGCGATGGTCACCCGCGTTTTCCGCAACCCTGAAGGTATCCGGCAGACGAATGTGACGACCGGCCCGTACACGGCGTCGAAAACGTATGGCGGGGATCAGCCTGGTGGGCTCGGGATCACTGATGATGAACTGGCGAAGTTGCAGGGCGTGAAGTTGTCTGGTGCGTTCACTGTGTCGATAATCCCGTCCACCTCACCATTCTCGTCGAGCTATGTGCCGCAGCCGCCCTACCAGTGGTTTGACAATGCGTCGTATTAGTGAGTTTGTGGCGCACGAGGTTTTCGCCGCGGGCGCTGAGGATGCGCACGGTAACCCGATTGAGACGTGGGCGGCTGCGGTTCAGCTGGGGATCTACGCATTCAACCCGGGCGGCACGTCTGAGCCCATGATCCCCGGTTATGACCGGGTGATTACCACGCCGACGATTTATGTCCCGTCCGAGTCTGTTCTGAGCTCCCGCGATCGTGTGACGGTGCGCGGGAAGGTGTTCGAAGTCGACGGGGTTACATCCGACTTTCGCAACCCTCATAATTCCAGCATGAACGGCAACTCGATCAACCTGAAGGCGGTGGATGGCTAGTGGCGGATGTAAAAGTGAAGTTGAAGCTCAAAGGCATAAACATCGTCATGACATCCCCTGGTGTGACCGCTGATGTTGCCCGTCGAGCACGGCGGATAGCGAACGCAGCGGGCGGAGGCTTCGAGGCGGTTGTGAATCCCCACAGGTGGACGGCGCGTGCGTTCGTGCGTACTGCTGACGCGGCCGGGCGGAGACGGCAGGCGGAAGATGCTGTGCTCGAGCGGTCATTGGACGCGGGCCGATGAAGTTCGCTGACGTCGAGGCAATGATCTTGCCGTTCATCAAGGCGCGTGTTGGCTCGACGGGAGTCGGCACGAAGGTTCCCAATCCGCGCCCTACCAGGTATGTGCGGGCGTGGGCGAACGGTGGGTCTGCTGTGAACCGTGTTCTTGAGCGGGTTCAGATAACGGTGGATGTGTGGGCAGCTTCGACTGTTGAGGCGTCCGAGATAATCGGCGACATTCGGTATGCGTTTCTCAATAGGTACACGCAGATGCCGCTCGTGCGCGGGGTCGAGGAAGTCACACGCCCATACTTCAATCCTGACGGTGACGTGGATCGCTACCGGTTCACGATCGCACTGATGGTGCGCGCCGCCCGCTAACCACTATTCGACCCCTGCCAAACCGGTGGGGGTTTTCTCATGCCGGTCATGTCCGGCTATTGAAAGGAATCATCATGACCGTAAATAGCTCAAACGCCCGGATCTTCGGCTCCGACAGTGACAGTATCAACTTGGCCCCGCTCGGCACTACCCCGCCGACCACGCTAGACGGGGCGCTCGACTCAGCATTCGAGGATGTGGGGTGGTTGAATGAGGACGGTATTACCGAGACCGCGACGGGTTCGAAGACTGCTATTCGTGGGCATCAGGGCGGCAATGTGGTTCGCTCGATTATGGAGGAGTCTGGCACGACTGTCGGGTTCACCGCCTTGGAGTCGAAGGCGCAGACGAAAAGTCTCCGCTATGACGAGAAGAACGCCACCGTTGATGGTGGCGTGCGGACGGCCACACGTGGGGCCGGTCAGAAGGTTTCTGCTCGCGCAGCGGTGATCGACATTTTTGATGCTGACGATGTGACGGTGAAGGAACGGCTCGTCATTGAACGGTTCGAGATCGTCCCTGACGGCGACCGGGTGTTCGTGAGCTCGGACATTTCGGGGTTTCCGTTCATGGGTGAGATAGTCGGCGATTACATCTCAATCGAGTCGACGTCGGAATCCCTGCTGGGGGAGGTCTGGGATCTCACCATTTCGGGTACGCCAACTGGTGGCACGTACACTCTCACCCTGAACGGTTCTGCTACTGCGCCGATCGCCTACGGCGCGAGCACGAACACTATTGCCTCCGCCCTGAACGCTCTGTCGGGCGTTACGGGTATCACCGGCATCACCGCTACCGGTTCTGGTCCGATTGTGATCACGTTCCCGACCGCCGTGTCGCTGTCCGCGAACGGGTCAGCGCTGACGGGTGGAACCGATTCGGACGCGACTGTCGCGCTGCCGTAACTGACTGGTGGCCGGGGAACTGCTGGTGGCACTCGCCCCGCCCACCTCAACACACGAGTGCCACCACACATTTAGGAGAGCCACCATGAGTGAAATCAAGTCTGTACCGAAGAAACCACAGGATCACAAGCCACCGAAACCGAAGGTGGAGAAGTTCGACTGGGGCAAGAAGGTCACCCTGCATGGGATCACCGTGAGCGTCCTCGACGAGGCTTTGGATGACTGGGAGCTGCTCGATGATCTTGGGCGCGCCGAGGATGGTGATGCTGGCCGGATTCCGTCTCTGTTCCGCCGCCTGCTCGGCGATGACACGCAGAAGGCTCTGGATCATTTCCGGGGCGAGACCGGGCGTATCCGCGTGGAGCCTGTTGTGGAGTTCATCCGGGATTTGTTTAAGGCTATCGACCCAAACTCCTAACCCTGAGTGTCGCGATCGTGAAGCATGAGGATGCTTTGCGGGCTTCGCTCAGGGCATCGTACGGAATCGATTTACGTCACGTCCGCGACACGATGCGGGCAACAGACTTGGCCGATCTGGTGGTGTGGCTTCCTGCCGGGACTGCTTTGTGGGTGTCGATGGGTGGGCCGTCTGCGGTGCCGCGTGAGGTGCAACGATTGCAGGCTGTCGAGTACTTGTTGCGGGCGCTGGTGTACCAGAACAGTGGCAGTAAGGGTAAGAAGCCTGAGCCGCCGAAACCGCCTGAGTATGCGCATGAGCGTGAGGCGCGGGAGGACGCGCAGGACCGGAAGGCTGCCGCATACCTGCGGCGTCAATCACGTATGGCGAAGGACTAGCTGAGGTCTACTACTTCACCGTCTCCGCCGAGTAGATCACGCGCGAGTGCCAGGTTGCCTTTGTCCAGCGCGAAGAGTGCGTAGTCGTCGCCTCGGATCACGTATCCGTTGAGGTCGGTGTTGGTGGCCATGTCTTCTGCCCATACTTTGACGGCGGATTGGTCGCTTGTCGCGAGTATGAGTTCGTCTGACGTGCACGAGGTCATGTAGACAATCGCCGTTTCGGAGCTGCTGCTATCGGCAGGCGTCCAGTCGCAGTCAGGGAATCCGAGGCTGAGCGTCTCGATGTATCCGGCAGCGACTTCCTGGCTTAGGGCGGCGTCTGTCGGCTCCTCTTCGACGGTATCGGTCGACGGTTCTGGCGAACTGCACGCGGTCACCCCGAGCAGGGCTACGGCGGCGACTGCGCCGACGGTGAATAGCTTTCTAAACCTCTGCTGAGTGCGTGTCCATGTGTGTGTCATGACTGGTCCTCCTTGTGTGTGTTGTGGAGCTTGATCACTCCGGCTCTGCTCATTCGAGCCGCTTCGGCGATCTGCTCCCATGTCGCGCCATGTTCCCTTGCCTGCTCGATGAGGCCGGGGCGTGTGGCGATGTCGTCCGCGATCTGACGAAGTTTCGCGAGTGTTTCCAACATGTCGACAATCTACTAAGTGGACGAACTTAGCGCAAGAGCGACCGCGTGGATGCCTAACCAAATATTCGGTTTCGAGAGGAAAGGGGGGTGATTTCATGGCAACAGAGATCGCAAACGCGTACATAACGCTCACCACCAAAATGCCCGGTGTAAAAAAGGATATCGAGCGTGCGATCGGTGGCGAGGCGACGGGCCGCAAGGCTGGCAGTTCGATCATGGCTGGGGTGAAGACCGCCGCGAAGATCGGTGCTGTCGCGGTAGGAGCCTCTCTTGCCGTGGCTGGTGCTGCCGGGTTCAGGGCGGCAGTGGGTATCGAGACGGCGCAGAGGACGCTGACGGGCCTGTATGGGTCGGCGAAGGGCGCTACGGATGTTATGGCGGGCCTGCGTGACGTGGCGAAGGATTCACCGATCGACTATCAGGCATACCTGAAAGCAGGGGAGTCGCTCGCTTATGCGGGAGTGCAGGGGAAGGACGCCACTGGCATTCTCAAGAATGTTGGCCTGGCGATCACCGCGGCGGGCGGCAGCTCGGAAGCGCTCGGTGGTGTCACGGGTGGACTGACAGACATCGTGAACATGGGCAGGGTCGGGATGGATTCCCTGAACCGAATCTCCACAGCCGGTGTGCCAATCATTTCGGGCCTGGCTGCGCATTTCGGTGTCTCAATGGACGACATCAACAAGATGGTGTCCGAAGGGGCGGTGGAGCTCGATGACGTCCTGTCGGTCATGGCTGAAGCGACTGGCGAGAACTTCGAGAAGGCACTGGGCGGCGGCGAGAAGGGGGCACAGTCGTTCGGCAACCAGTGGAAGATCGCCATCGACAACATTACGGTCGCGATCGGGACGAAGCTCCTGCCTCTTGTGAGCGAGCTTGCCCCGATGGTCAGCCGCGCGGCTGATGTCGCGATTGGTGCGATCGAGGGGATCAGTGACGCGATCAAGAACACTACGAAGTTTTTTCAGGACAACATTAGTTGGCTGAAACCACTTGCGGCCTCGGTCGGAGTCCTGGTCGCTGCGATCGTGGCATGGAATGTGGTGTCGAAGACGGTTTCCGTCGTGCAGGCCGGGGTTATTGCCGTTATGGGGACGGTGAAGGCAGTACAGCTTGCCTACACTGCGGGTACCTATGGATTGACCGCAGCGAGCTATGCGCAAGCGGGTTCGAGCCTTGCGGTGAAGGTCGCATTACTGGCAGGCGTCGCGGCTACAGGGGTCGCTACGGCAGCTCAGTGGCTTTTCAACGCGGCATTGAACGCGAATCCCATTAGCCTGATCATCCTCGCGATCGTGGCCCTCGTCGCTGGCCTCATCTGGTTCTTCACCCAGACGGAACTCGGGCAGCAGATTTGGGCGAACTTCACCCAATTCCTCACCGAGGCGTGGACCAATATCGTCAACGTCGCGACGACTGTGTTCACCGCGCTTGGTGATTTCTTCACCGGGCTGTGGCAGGGCATCTCCGACTTCATAACAGGGATCTGGGAGGGCATTGTCGCGTTCATCACGCTGTATATCAATACGGTGCGGACGATCATCACCACTGTTGTGAATGTGATCCGCGCAGTGTGGGAAAACATCTGGAATGGGATCTCTTCATTCTTTACCGGGATTTGGGAAGGCATCCTCAGTGCCATCAGAACCGTGCAGGCTGTGTTCGGGACAGTGTTCAATGCGATCGGGGACATCATCCGTGGTGCGTTCGATGGTGTCGTGTCGGTGGTGAAGGGTGTCATCAACTCGATCATCGATGCGGTGAACGGTGTTATTGGTGGTATCAACGGTGTCGCTGGGGCTATCGGGGATGCGGTCGGTATCGACATTAACATTGGCAAGATTCCACGTCTGGCTGATGGTGCCATTGTTTCGAAGCGTCCTGGCGGGATCATCGCAAACATTGGAGAAGGCCGGTACGACGAGGCGGTGGTGCCGTTGGGTGGGCCGCAGTTGGCGAAGATCCGGGATGCGTTCGGTGAGGATAACCCGCCTGCCGATCCGGGGCCGATGGAGTTGTCCGATATCACTATCGAAAAACTGGCTCGTACCCTGTCCGGGTATGTGCGTGTTCAGTCAAGGCAGGGGATTATCTGATGGCAACGTTTGCGGCCGTATATTCGTCGAAGACTGCATGGCAGTTGCAGTTGGATGTTTCTGAGAGTTCTCCTCAGCCGGCTAACAACCGGTCGTATGTTTCGTGGGCGTTGCACATTTATCGTGGCAACGGGGATACGCCGTGGAATAACGACGGTTCGGGGTATTCGGTGTCTGCGCCGGGCGGGGTGTCGGGGACGTTTGGTGGGTTCCGGTTTGGCGGTTCCGGTTCGGGCACGGATTATTCGGGTACACCTGTGGGTGGTCGGGTACTGATCGCATCTGGTGGGGGCTGGGTTGGGCACAACCCGGATGGTTCCGGTTCTGTTACGGTGTCGGCGTCGCATGCGTCCGGGACAACTCTGGGGACCGCGAATATTGGTAGTAGCGGTTTCCCGCTGACGAAGCTCACATCCCTGCCGGGTACTCCTACGTCTGTGGCTGGAGTCCGTAATTCGGATAGTCAGGTGACGGTTTCGTGGGCGCAGTCGTCGCCGTCGAACGGTCAGCCAACAACGAACACGGTCCGCCGTATGATCAACGGTGGCGCGTGGGCGAATGCCGCCAACATTTCTCCTGCCTCGTCGGTGGCCCTCACTGCGGCGGCGAACCAGAAGATCATCTACGGGGTCGTAGCTAGCAACAGCGCGGGTTCGTCTGCGTATTCGGCATCCTCAATCCCGATCTACACGACTCCGGCTGCTCCCTCGTCGGTGTCGGCGGCGAAGTCCGGTTCGGACATCATTGTCTCGTGGGCTAACAATGTCGCGTTCTCCGAATATGAGACTGTGGTTTGGCATGGTGTGGTGTCCGATGGTACTACCACGTGGGATGGGTCGGCGCTGACAACTGTCGGTACCGGTGGGACCTCGTACACGCATGAGGACCCGGACAACTCGCAGGTGCACGCGTACCGGGTGCAAGCGAAGAATCTTGACACTGGGGCGTTGACTTCCGCGTTTGTGCAGTCCAATAGTGTGCAGCTCCTCGCATCCCCGAATGCACCAACGTTCGGTACCGTTCCGAGGGACGCGGATAAGGCTGCTGATCTGGTGGTCGGGTGGGAGCACAACCCGGTTGATACGACCGGACAGACCGCTTACGAGTTCGGTTACTCCACCGATGGTGGTTCTACCTGGGAGAGCACCGGGAAGGTGACGTCTGGGACGAGTTCGTACACGATCTCCGCCTCAACGTATGCCGGTAACGAGACGGTGACTGTCAGGGTGCGAACGTGGGGTTCAGCTACGTCGGGCGGGCCGGATGATACTGGGGTTTCGCCGTGGTCCACGACGGAAACGGTGACGTTCAAGACACTTCCTGTCGCGTCGATCACTTCCCCGGCTGACTCTTCTACAGCTACAAGGGCGAGACTCACGGTGGTGTTGGGGTTTACGCAGGCAGAATCGGCATCGTTTGTGCGGGCCACCATTGGTTTGTATCGGGGTGGGGAACTGCTGGAGGAGGTTGTTTCTACAACGCTCGGCGGGACCCGTTTGGTCACGAAGGTCCGCGACGATGCCACCTACACGGTCAAGGCGACGGTGTTGGATTCGAACGGGCTGAACTCCTCACAGGTGTCCTCGACTTTCTCGGTGGCGTACACGCTGCCGGTGATGGCTGGTGTGACGGTCGTCTATTTGGAGGATTCGGCCATCGCGCAATTGGATCTCGCGATTCCTTCACCGGGGACTGGGGAGGCTGCGGCTGTCACGGTTACCATCATGCGGACGATCGATGGGAAAACGGAGACCGTGGTTGAGGAGTACCCGACCACAGCGGAGCTCACAATTTTGGACATGACGCCGACAATTCACGGTACTAACGAGTACACGGTGACGACCTTTTCTGCTGATGGTGCGACTGCCGACACGGCAGCAACATCGACCACGACAGAGGGGCAGTGGGCGTTTTTGAGTTCCGGTGAGGGGTTTGACACGATCGTCAACTTCATTGGCAACCTGAGATTCGCTTCTACTCCGGCGCGGTCGAATGCGTTGGTGGCAACGGCGGGGCGAACACGTCCGATCGCCCTGTTCGGTGAGTCAGGCACACTGGAAATATCCGGGTCCGCAGTGTTGGTCCCTGATAAAGGATCGACCTGGAGAGAAGTTGAGAATCTTATTCTCACAGCTGGCCGGGTCTGCTATCGGGATCCGTCCGGACGTCGAATGTTCGGCACCCTGACTGGGGCTCTCGACTTTCCGAATTCCCTGTCTACGGGGTTCACTTACGCGATTTCGGAGGCTAGCTAGTGGTCGCGGTCCCTAGCGGTGTAATCCCGGTCCGTTCGTTGACGACTAATGAGATTCTTTATGGCTCTAGAACGACGTCATACCGGTGGGAGATCCTCACCCATTCTGCCGGGGTTGATCGTCTGGCCGGGTTTCTGGATGGTGTGGTGGACGGGTCGGCATCCTTGTCGTGGGGTTTATATGCGGCGGTTAAAGGCTCCGGCAATTTGCGGGTGGCTGATCTGGATGTTGCGCAGGCCGGGTTTATGACAATCGGGCAGGTTGCTATCCAGTCGGTGCGGTTGCGCCCAGTTTTGGTTATTGAGGGGTTGCCGGAAATTCCGTTCGGCGTGTTCCTGGTCAGTGCTGCACCGGAGGACTGGTCGGACACCGGCAGGGTGCTGAATATGGAACTACTGGACCGGGCGACAGCGCTGGATCAAGATTCTGTGGACGAATCGTACGTGGTGGATGCCACTACGCCGATCCTGTCTGCGGTCGCCACTGTGGTTGCGTCGGCTGGTGAGTCGATCAACGTTGACGGGTCGGTCACAGACACACTCCATTCTGCAATGGTGTGGCCTGCCGGTACAACAAAGTTGCAGATCGTCAATGACCTGTTGGGAGCGCTGAACTACAACTCTCTGTGGGTGGATGGGGTGGGAAATTTTCAGGCAACCCCGTACCTTGTCCCTGCGAAACGTTCCCTGTCTTACGAGTTGTTGAATGTGGCCCGTGAGTTGGTGGATGGTGAGCAGTCGATTTATTCGCAGGAGTGGTCACGCGACAAAGATTTGTTCGATGTGCCGAACAAAGTTATTGCCGTTCAATCCGCGTCGGGGGATGTTGCGGCGTTGGTGGGCGAGTACACGAACGTTGACCAGGATTCGCCGTTCTCTTACCCGTCCCGTGGTCGGTGGATCACAAAAGTTTTGGACAGCGTTGAAACACCGGAGGGTAGTGATGCGGTCGTGATTGCGTTCCTCGAAGCGAAGGCACAGCAGTCGTTGATTGCGTCGTCAGCTGTTCAGGCGGCAGTGTCGGTGACACATCTGCCGGTACCAATCAGGGTGTCTGATGTGATGCGGTTTGCGAACGTCTCGGCTGGGATCGACGCACGGCACACGATCACGTCGATCAAGTTGGATGCGAACCCGCTAGGTCTAATGACGACCTCACTACAGGAAGTTTTGTCGCTATGAGTGATTTCAAATGGGGCACCGTTACCGGTGCCGGTCTGTTTGTGGCGGTGGCCTACACCGGTACGAATCGTGTGATGACTTCGCCTGATGGTGTTTCGTGGACTTCGAGGTCTGCGGCGGAAGCGAATCAGTGGTTCTCGGTCACCTATGGGGCTGGTTTGTTTGTGGCGGTCGCTGGCGATGGTACGAACCAGGTGATGACTTCGCCTGATGGTGTTTCGTGGACTTCGAGGTCTGCGGCGGAAACGAACGGATGGCGAGCAGTCACGTACGGGGCTGGTTTGTTTGTGGCGGTTGCCGTCACCGGCAGCGGTAATCGTGTGATGACTTCGCCTGATGGTGTTTCGTGGACTTCGAGGTCTGCGGCGGAAGCGAATCAGTGGCACTCGATCACCTATGGTGCCGGTCTGTTTGTGGCGGTGGCCTACACCGGTACGAATCGTGTGATGACTTCGCCTGATGGTGTTTCGTGGACTTCGAGGTCTGCGGCGGAAGCGAATCAGTGGTTCTCGGTCACGTACGGGGCTGGTTTGTTTGTGGCGGTCGCTGGCGATGGTACGAACCAGGTGATGACTTCGCCTGATGGTGTTTCGTGGACTTCGAGGTCTGCGGCGGAAGCGAACGGATGGTTCTCGGTCACGTACGGGGCTATCCCATTGCGGATCAAACTTGACGGTGACACCATCGCACTCCCCTTCACTCCGGACTCTCTCGTTGACCCGCTGAGTCTCGCTGTCGATGATCGTGTGCGGTGCGAGTTATCGAACCGGCGTGTGATCATCGTGGGGAGGTCGCAAGGCGTCTCTATCCCGTCCGGCAACATCGAAATGACGGCACGCGCCACTGCTCCCGGAGGTTGGCTCCTCTGCCAAGGGCAAGCAATCTCCCGCACGACCTACGCCTCCCTGTTCGCGGACATCAGTACCGCTTACGGAACTGGTGATGGTTCGACCACGTTCAACGTGCCAGATTTCCGTGGTCGCGTGCCTGTTGGTTTGGATTCTTCACAGACCGAGTTCGACGCGCTGGGTGAAGCATACGGTGCTAAGACGCACACGCTGACAGTTGCTGAGATGCCGACGCATGCGCACAGCATAAACGCACACGACACTGGGGCCGATCAGACCAGTGGAGGCAACCGAGCTTATCTAACTAGTGGCGGAGCGAATGACCGCAGCACGCGCAGCACCGGTGGCGGTGGCGCTCACAATAACGTCCAGCCTTCCCGCGTCGTCAACTTCATCATCAAGACGTAGGAGAACCCCGCCAGCGTAAACCCGGCCTTCACTAACCCATCCAACGGGAGTCCCCTACGGGCTCCCGTTCCGCATTTAAGGAGCACCAATGGCAACCTGGGCACCCAACACAACGCAAGTGATCGACAACGGATATGGAGGTAGTCGAAACGGATCACCCATCAACGGCTTCGTCATTCACCACGGCGCAGGGCTCAAAGTTCTGCGCTACGTTGCCGGATATAACGACCGCAACTCGCACCCGACTTACCATGTCGACGCATTCGGGAATCTAACCGGCATCGTGCACCCTGATCGCCGACCCGCCTCCACTGGCCACTCTGTAGATCAGGAGGCGGTGACCGTCGAGCTTGATAATAGTTCTGTCGGCGGTGTTGGCGACGACGCCTGGCCCATTAGTGATGCGACGATGGAGACTCTCTTACAAACGATCCTCTATCACGAGTCGCAGTCCGCTCGCAAGGGCTTCGCGAAGAACACTCCTGGTTATAATCAGAGCGAGTTTTTCATCGCTTGGCATTCGCAGTATGTTTCCACGGCGTGCCCCGGCCCGTACATCACGTCCCGTCTCGACTGGATCGTGGCCGAACTCAATCGGCGCAAGGCTGGTGACTACACGCCGCCCGCCTCATCCGTACCTGCGCCCGCACCCGCTGCATCTGCCGCTTCGAGTCCGCCGTCGAGTAGCACCGTCGGACCGATTCTCCGATCCGGTGGCGACTGGGCAATCCGCCTTCCAACCGGAGACTTGGCTAAGTATGTTGTTCGTGGACTTCAGAGCAAAGGCCGCCTTTCAGCTAACTATCCAAATGATGGTGATCCTCAGCGCGTATTCGAGGCCGCTGTTCAAAAGACCTTGAACTTCTCAAATGTCTTTCACGGTCTTGAAGACGGAAGGCTTGAACGCGGCGGAGCCTACGGCATCCAGGATTACGCAATCAGGTTCGGTGATTATACGCAGGATGGGGGCATTCGAGATGGCCGACCGGAAGGTATCTCTTGGAGATGCTTTGGCCTTGGAGTTACGCGACCGTGAAACGACCCTACACGGCACAACCAAGGAGCCTAATGCCTGACCTCGATTGGACCTGGTTGGCCGGTATCAACCTGCTGCAAGTCGCCATTGTCATCGTCGCCATCTGGGTGATCTTTCGCCTCCTGCTTCGATTCTGGCCGACGCTAAAGAAGACCATTGCCCTTTTCGATGCGCTCGGACAGCTACCCGCGTTCATCACCCGCACTGATGAGTCGATCATCGGCATCAAGAAGGAGACGACACGCAATGGCGGTTCGACGCTGAAAGACGCCCAAGTGCGCACTGAGGAAGCGGTCGAACGGATCGAGCTCGGGGTGAAAGGCCTCTACGACCGGGCTGACGCAGCCGACAAAGAGGACAAGCAGCTCAGATATGAACTTGAGCAGACCCAAAGCGCAGATCGAACGACTGCGCAACGAAAATAAGGAGAAACAATGACCACCACTGAACTCGCCCTCGGCGATACCATCCGCATCCGTGCCCTGGCGTACGTCCGAACCGGAGTGCCCGCACTGATCGGTGCACTGCTCACATGGCTCGCCAGCCGCATCCCCGCCGTCTTCGACTTCCTCGCCGCTGTCGATCCCGAATGGCGCACGCTGCTGTACTCGCTCGTGACGGCGCTCGTGATCCTTGCTTACTACGCCCTCGCCCGGTGGCTCGGCAACCGCTGGCCGAAGATCGAGACGCTCATGCTCGGCAGCTCCAAGACGCCGACGTACACCGCCCCATAGGCACCACCCGCACACCAATGCCCCGCTGCTTGATCCTTCACCGGATTGGGCAGCGGGGTTTTTCGTCGTCAACTGCCCACACGCCCCGATTCGGCTGTACCATGTTGCAAGTCATTTCGTGAAATAGCGCGCACTTTTGCTAGGCTCTGGAATAGCCTGTGCATAAGGTTGTGAATAACCTGTGGATAAACCTGTGGATAAACCTGTGAATAGTTACATCCGAGATGATTGGAGACGTTGTGCCGAAAGACAGCCCGGTGGCCTTCAGCCACCATCTTGAGGCCAACGCTGTGGCGAAGTACTTCATCCAGCGCGATTCGTTGCGCGCCGAACCGGACGTGACTCCACTCAAGCTCCAGAAGCTGATGTATTTAGCTCAATCAAATTTTCTAGCTTCGACAGGGCAGCGCCTCTTCGATGAGAATGTTGAGGCATTCGAAAACGGCCCAGTCGTCTACAAAACCTGGGGGAAGTACCCGGGCCGGAACATTATCGCCGTGACTCCGCAAAATGAGTTCTCATCGAATGATGACGAGCACGTTCCCGCGGATACCGCCATCTTCCTTGACGCGGTATGGGAGATGTACAGGGATGTCTCGGCGTCCCAACTCTGGACGCTGACTCACAAGCAAGACCCTTGGAAGAATCACTATGTTCTGAACTCGTACCGGAAAGTCATTCCGGACGAGGACATGCAATCCTATTTTCGCGAGACCGTGCCCCTCGCCGAGAGAATCTTTCATGAGGGCGTTCTCGCCATACCTGCTACGTTTTTTGACAGCCTTAACGATGACGACATCGCAGCTCAACTAGTCCGTTTCCTCGACGCCTGATGCCGCGCGCCTGGGAGCGCGTCGAGACACTAAACGACACCCACAACATCGAGGACTTCAGCTGTGGTAGAACGACAGTGGATGATTGGCTCCACGAAAAATCGCGAGCAAACTCACACAGCGTCACCACGCACGTGTGTCTCGACGGACAGCTAGTCAATGCGTTCTTCGCTTTGAAGACCATCATCGTGTCTGTCGACGGGTTCTCCAATCGACTCAGGAGGGGGTCCAATGAAGAGGGGTACGCGGCGGGGATCCTCCTCTGCCAGATGGGCGTTGGAGTTGACCACCACGGCCATGGTCACGGCAAAGCGCTCCTAAGAGCTGCCATGCAGATGGCCGCGGAAGTTCATAACCGCAGTCCTCATCAGCTATTGGTCATTGACGCGGCCGACGAAAGTCTGGTGGATTGGTACGCCAAGGCTGGGTTCGCTCTCGTCCCCGGTACTCGACGACTCGTGATGCCTATGGCTGCAGTCGTGAAGGCACTCCGCCCTGCGTAAAGCCCTGCCGCGAGCCTGCATCGAGGTGCGAGACTGCGCCCACTAGCTTCATGAACGCATGCACGCTGCCTACCGCGACGCCCAGGACTTCGCCACCCACTCCGACCCGCGCATCACGACGCGCTACGACTGGGGCCGGCAGAACCTCGACCGTAACGCGGCGTACCTGGTGAGCGCGTATATCGCGGGCAGCGCCGTCGCCGCGTAATACGAAAGCCCCGCCCCTCTCAGGAGGTGGCGGGGCTTTTTCGTCGTAGCCCCAGTGAATCAATGGGAACTATGTGTCTGCAGTCAGGGTCAGGGCGACCTTCCGTCGGCCTACAGCCCGAGCAGCTTTTTCTTGCCAGCGACGAACTCTTCCTCAGAGAGCACGCCCTGGTCACGGAACGCCGCAAGCTTCCCCAATTCCACGTTCACATCGACGCCAGATGCGGGGGCAGCATCAGGCCGAGCACCGGCGTAGTTCACATTCTGAGTCTGCTCTCGAACGCGGAGCGCCTCACGCGAGCGGTTCGCGGCTTCATTGATCGCCGACACTCCCTCGCGGAAATTGGGGATGTCCTCGATTGTCACGATTTCCGCGCCAGACACTCGCTGGGCCTTCAGCGTGATGGTCCCGACGCTGCGTGCTTTTTGGGTGAGGGTCTGGCGGGCGTCGACATCGTGGATCTCGTGGCAGTGGATTTGTTCGGCTTTGAGCGAGAGCAAGCCTTTTTCGAAGTACAAGAACTCGCTTGTCAACCGGTAGCGCCCTGCTCCAATCCCGGTCAGTGGCTTCCCCGTGGCGGTCCAGATGTCGGCGTTCGTTGGTGTATCAGTCATGAGACGAGCCTATCGGTCGCTTGCTGGCCCGGTTCAAGGCCGTCCTAAAGACGCACAACCCCGCGCCCCTCTCACGAGGTGGCGGGGCTTTTTCTCGTTGTGCCGGTACCCAGTGAGCGATGGCCGGCCGGGGCACCTTATTCACTTATCTGAACGGCACGATGGGTGCTAGAGCGGAAAGCTTCTGAAACCGTGGGCACCGGGCGAGGTCTTGTGCAGCATCAGGGATAGCCCCGGGCAGCGTTCGTACTTTTCTGCGTATTGCATCAGGAATCTCGACATCTCTGTACGTTATGTTCGTGAAGCCTTACGGTTTAAACACCGGCAAATTAAAAATTCTTGATTCCAGTACCGGCTTCTACGGGGTAGCCGGCGAACGGGTTCAAGGCACAGGAACATGGACGACCGATCATGCACGGCCGACCTCACCACCTGGAACCGCCGCATAAGGAAAGGCAACACACATGGACTTCACAACCGCCACCGACGCCGACCTCGACGCCGACCGTATCACCATCATCACTGAGCAGGAACGCCGGGCGAAACTGGTCGCCATCCCCGCGGAAGTCGCCAGGTTAGCCAAACACTACCGCGAAGTTGGCGGCGACCAAGCCCAAATAGACGCCGCGATTGCGCCGTTCAAAAAAACCTTCTGATTCCCCTGATAGCTGCACAAACTGCTGCTGCTTAACGAAACCCAGCCTCTTCGGAGGCTGGGTTTTTTCGTCGTTAACGCCGCGGGATCGAAAGGGTTGATCATGCGAGACGGTAGCGGGTTAGGGGTCGTACAGTCCCCAGGATCCGCCACTTACTCGCTACTCTGAGATACCAACCACTCCAGTTAGACGCACTGCCTGCATGACCTTTCCCCGCTGCTCGCTCCTCAGGGATTGGGTGACGGGACTTTTTCGTCGTTCCTACTTATCCTTGAGCCTCGCGTCGATCATTTCGTTTATGACCTTCTCAAGGTCTTTTCCAGCGTCAAGTAGTTTGCCATCGACTACATTTTGATTGAGACCCTTAGCCAGGATGCCCGCTATCTTGCCAGACCAACTCATTTGCAATACCCCCTCGATTGAGCGTTCCGTAGTTGAAAACTCAGCCACGGCCAGACCCCATCCAATCAGGATGGGACGTTTTACGAAAGCGATGAGTTGCCCTACTTGCCGCGGCCGGCTCTCAGCGCCCTCACTGTGATCCGCAGCCTCATCGACCTGCCTCGAACGGCACGCGAGCCTCTACGCCTGGTGACGCTTATTCCATCGCCCCATGGCGTAGAACGCCAGCCCGATCAGGACAGCAACGCCAACCGTCGACAGCTGGTTCCCGAAGGTCGCGAGCTGCACGCCCCACTGGTCCGGGGACGTGTAGAAAGCACCGGACAGGGTGTTCCCGAATTCGGCTACTTCGGTGTCATGCGCGTAGATGTTCTCGCCGACAGCAGACAAGACGATCCCGCCAATGAGCGCACCCGCTCCACCGGCGCCGAGGCTGATCTCGAACGGGTTTCGTTTCGGTGACGTTGTGCCGGCCGCGGCTGTCTCAAAGAATGGTGTCTGGTCTGTCATGGTTCCCCCTGTCTTGCCACGAGCCTAGCGCGGGCGGTGGATTGGATTCCATTCGAGAAATTCGTTGATCTATTTTGTGTGTGTGCAGTCCCCAGGATCCGCCACTTACTCGCTACTTTGAGATACGAATCACTCCATATGCGTACCTGCCAATACATAAGCGATTGCCTTGGATGCCGGTATTCTCCCGCTCGTTACTCATACGTCCCACCCCCTACTATCGGCACTCCATATCAGTGGGTTCCGGGTTCAAGTCCCGGGGGGTGCACCACCGTTACCCGTCGTCACTGTTTCTCAGTGCGGCGGGGTTTTTTTGCCCGTTCGGGGTATCGCGCGCCAGAGGAAGCGGTGAGCATTACCGCGAGTTGCTGCCGGCGCACGACTGGGGTGCTTCGGCGCACCTCGTTAGACTGTGGCCAAGAGTAGGGTTC